CTCACCTACCTGATGCGAGCAGGAAAGAAGCCCAACAACCCAATCACCCAAGACATTCGCAAGGCTATCGCACACCTTGAGTTTGAATTAGAACGCCAAGTACACAACCAAGCAGATGAGCAATCAGGAGAAAGCACAACAACTCAAGGAATCAATGTCAAGTATGCAGTACTATACTAACCCTGCCAAACGCAGGAAGATTGACTTTATCCTTGCGGAGTGCGCTTCCCTATTCGCAAACTGCGATAGCACGTATGCTGCTCGCCAACAGGCGAAATACAAAGAGCAAGAGCTGCTCGGCCAGATAGCCAAGCTCGATTACCACTTCGCCATTCAATGCGGGTACCAACAGGCGGACTAAAGGCCTACAAGGTCACAGTTGGCAAGGTGCCAAGCCTAAATGCATTTTATGCATCTAAGCATTGGACAGTCCGAGCCAAAGCCAAAGAGAAGCATTGCGGTGAGGTGTTGCAACAACTGCAACAACTGGACAAGTACGAGCTTCACCACGTCAGCATCAAGTGCCGAGTCAACTACCGCTACGACTTAGACAATAGCGTGATGGCAATCAAGTTCGCTCTTGATGCTTTTAAGCAATGGGGAGGGGTAAAGGATGACTCACCCAAATACGTAGACCGCATCAAGATGACCTACGACCCATCCCTACCAAAGGACACTGCTGAAATTATTTTTGAAGGGTATGTGGTAGATTCCCAATCTTGATTATATTTGTAGAGTCAAACTCAAATACCAATCAGATGACACTATCACTTTCTCAAGAGGTTTACTCTCAAACCATCGTGGCGCAGCAAGCGTCTATCCAAGCACTCCAAAACAAAGTACAAGAGCTTCAAGCAAGAATCGAAGTACTGGAGCAGCAAGCAATTCTATTTATTTAAAACCAATCAACAATGGCTAAAATCGTTTCAATCACCCCTACGGGGCAATGGCAAGACCTGTTCAAGTTAGAAATCCGTTTCGACAACGGAGACTTCGGAACTGCGTTTGCAAAATCACAAACCCCCTCTTATGCCGTAGGCGATGAGGTAGAGTACACCAAGAACGAAAAGGGTACTATCAAAATCCAACGCCCGAACAATTTTGGCGGTGGTGGAAGTTTCGGAGGCAGCTTTTCCAACGCTTCGAAATCGTCAGGAGATGACCGTTCCGCTTCCATCATCCGCCAAGTTGCCCTGAAGGCAGCAGTTGAGTACGCCTGTGCAGCAGCTCACGATGTGAACACCATCTTGGCGAACGCAGAGACCTTCAACAAGTGGATGTCTGGCCAATCAGCAGCACCCGCTTCACATACTGAACACTTCGCTACACGCAACGAATCGCCTTTCTGATTGGTTTCTCTGGCATCGTTGTGATAAGGCCTCCTTCGGGAGGCTTTTTTATTTCAAATACTTTTCTATATTTGTTCCAACCAATCAGAGTATGAAACATCCAGACTTACTACCGAACGAAGACTCACTGCCGTACTTGCAGCGGGCAATGAAGGGCAAGTATTACGACACGGGCAAGCTCGGTGTCTTTGAACTAGACCAGTACCTACGCTTTAAAGATGGCGAGTTCATAGTTGTAACGGGCCACGCCAACGTGGGCAAGACTCATACGCTGATTTATTTGATGCTTCTACAAGCATACAATCACGGCAAGAAGTGGCTCATCTACTCCAGCGAGAACGATGTGCATAGCCTCAAGCGCAAGCTCATTGAGTTCCTTGCGTGCAAACCCATACAAGGAATCGATGAACTCACGATGTACCGAAAGTTGGACTTCATCAACGAACACTTTCAGTTCATTGACGGCAACAGGCTATTCAACGCATTCGAATTGCTTGAGGTGATGGAATCCATCAAGAACGAATGGGACTACACTGGAGCCTTGATAGACCCCTACAACTCGCTATCAACAGACCAAAAGAAACTTGGCAAGACAGGGATGCACGAATACCACTACGAAGTAGCGTCTGCCATTCGTGTATTCGCCCACAAGAATAACGTCACGACCATCGTAAACACCCACCCCGTGACGGAGGCAATGCGTAGAACACATCCACCCAGCCATACCTACGCAGGGATGCCTATGCCCCCGATGACTTCTGATATTGAAGGTGGTGGCAAGTGGGGCAACCGAGCCGACTCGGTACTCGTAATCCACCGCTACTCGCAGCACGAGTTCGACTGGGTATTCACGCACATCCATTGCCGTAAGGTCAAAGAGATGGAGACTGGCGGGCGTGTTACGCCTCTTGAAACGCCTCTCGTTTTGCAGAGCGTTGTGGGCAATGTCGGTTTCAAGATGAATGGTCGTAACTTGCTCGGCATTAAAGAAGACCAAACTCCTTCCGCTGATGTACCCTTCTGAAGAACTACACGACCTATACATTCGGGAGAAGCACGACCACGTGATGAATTGCCACCACGCAGACCAATTGCTTCAGCAGTTCATCGATTACCGCCAGTTTGCCAATAGTAAACTGAATGAGGTGATGCTTGCCAACGCAAGGCTCCGCATCAACAACGAGGAGATGATACTTGAGATAGAGCGTTTACAACGCATAATCGAGGACAACCTATGAAGCAGATACTCTCACCATTTCAGCAGTACGAGTGCTTTGAAGCAAAAGGCGAACATTACCTCGTACTTGACTACACCATTATCCAAGACAAAGGAGACAAACTTGTCGAGTGGTGCAGCACAATGAACATAAAGCGGCTCAAAGACCATAAGCATTATAGCTTACCAATGAGCCACATTTTAGAAAAATACAAACAAAAAGAGCTTAAACCAATCAAGTGCAGATGAGAGCGTTCGAACTACAAAAGATTCAGCAGAACTATTCTAAGTTTATGACCCGCTTGGGATTGTCGGACACCGACACCCGCAAACGTGAGTACGTTCTAGCAAGAGGCGCATTCTGCAAAGCCTACCGCCAACACGCAAGCCTAATGGAACTTGGTCACGTTATAGACAAAGACCATAGCAGCATAGTACACGCTTGCAAAACACACGAGGCACGTATGTTGTACAAGGACTACCGCTGGGCGTATAAGGTTGCTTGCGAGGTGCGTGATGACAACCCGATTGAGGCTCTTGAGAATGCTGATTTGACTTCGCTCACGAATGAAATCAAACACCTCAACGATATGGTCACCGAGTTATCTAAATATAAAGAACTATATTTAACTCTGAAAAAGACATTCGATGAATTTTAACACTGGCATCTACCCAATCTACGGCTTTATGCTTGGCTTCAATTGGTCGAAGACCGACTACCTTGATGAGGAAGAAACCATCCACCAAATACAGGTGGCCATAGGCGTCATCATATTTGAATTTAGCTGGAGTGATTGAGGCATTCTACATAGAGAATCGCAAGAAGCTGGTGAACTTTATCAAGGGGTACGCTGGTGACTATGAGGTGGCAGAGGATGTAGTGCAGGAGGTGTTCCTCCGACTGCTGATGCTGGAGGCCGAAGGCCGCACCCACTTCGCTCAAGACGGGAAGGTGAACTTCTTTTTCGTGTACCGAGCCTGCGTGAATCTATGTATCAAATTGTCAACCGCTAAACAGAAGCTCCAGAAGATTAGCTTCGGTGACATCACCGAGCTGGATGAATGGCTGCAAGCATCCGATGAGCAGTACCCGTACGAGCAAGATGCGAGATACGAAGAACTCCTACAAACATTGAACGATGAGGTCGAGGCCTTGCGCTGGTATGACCGAGAAGTGCTAAAGCTAAGCCTTGAGCATTCGGTCAGTAGCCTAGCCAGAGGCACCAACATCTCACGTGACTCACTTCGCAACACTTTAAAAATCGCAAAAGATGAACTCAGAGAACGAACCGAAGACACCTACCAAGCGTGGAAGGAAGCCGAAGGGCTTGGGTGATGTCGTAGAATCAATCACCACCGCCACAGGAATCAAAGCTGCGGTCGATTGGTTTAGCGAAACAACAGGCGTAGACTGCGGATGCGATGCACGAAAGGCAAAGCTCAACAAACTATTCCCAATCAAAAACCCTGAGTGCTTGACCAAAGAGGAGTATGAGTTCATAGGCACTATCATAGGCGCACACCAGTTCACGCACTACCAACGTCAACGCATAGCAGAGATTCACGCCCGTGTGTTCCGTCACAAGTACGATATGCCCTGCACCTGCTCACCTAAGTTGTGGAGCAAGTGGATTGGCAATCTGACTGAACTGCACGCAGCATATGAAGTATAATGCCAGAAAGTTTGTACAGGCCTCCTACGACCGCAATGATGATTGGGGCAAGGAGGTACTGGTACGCTGGCTTAAAATGCACGGAGGTAGGTTCACCATCATTGAGAAGGAGAAGGAGGACTACAAGGTTGACATCTTGGCTCTGGACACAAAGGCTGATAAGCTGATGGGCTTTGAAGTCGAGGTGAAGCACGGCTACCCGTTCACCGATGCTGAGTCTTTTAAGTTTGACACGGTGAGCTTCTTGGGCCGCAAGAAGAAATACGGTGACTTCTGGTACGTGATTGTGTGTGGGGAGACCGAAGCATTGTTGCTGGCTCATTCGTTCGAGATATACAAGGAGGAGTATCGTGAAATCAAAACGATAGCAACAAACGAGCGCAACGGCTTGGATGAGTTCTATCGTGTCCCCAAATCTAAATGTCTATTCTATGCCAATCCCAAAACCTAATGCAGGCGAGAAGCAATCCGAGTACATCCAGCGATGTATGGAGGTCACTTCTCAAGAAGCTGAATCAACAGAGCAAGCACTAGCAATCTGCTACGCTAAATGGAAGGAGGGCAAATAGCCCTCTTTTTTATGCAATGAATATCTGAATTGGTGCAAATGGTTGATTTTTAGTATCTGACTATTGCAGGGTCAAATGGTCTACCTATATTTGGGTATCATTTAAAACCAATCAGAATGAAACACATACTTTCTTTTGTTGCTCAGGCCATCGCTGCTGCGGTAGTTGTATGGGCTTACCTATGGACTCTTGAACTTCTTGGGCTATGATTTTCGACCACCAAGATTTAAAGTTCTGGCTTGAAGACAAGGATGTTCTGCCACAGGCTTACTGGGGTGCGTTAGAGGACTACGACCCCGACAACCTGAACTCTGACCAAGTTCTTGCCAAATGGCTCGGCTATGACCACGTACAGGACTTCTACTCCTACGAGATGGACATCACCTACCACGAGGAGCAGTCGGATGTTGATGGTTACATTATGACTACCGCCTACCCGACCTCATCTATCCACAACCCACCGCCTGCACTTGATTCGCAGATTTACTATGCGTACATCAACTGGGCAACAAACGTAGCATCAGAAGAATGAAAACAATAGCCCAAAGCCTACGAGAGATGAAGTCATTAGACCTATCTGAATCAATGCTCAAAGACATTGAGCTTATTGAGTACCTAAATATGGCAGAGGCCTACGACTCTGGAACACCGAAGGTCTTGTTCGAAGACTGGTACCAGAGGAACTTTTGCAAATAAACATTTTTGCTTATCTTTAACAAAACCAATCAAATGAAAATCATAGAACTACTTGACGGCAGCACTTGGGATATGGAAACCCTCAAGGCTAAGATGCACGATGATGAATTTTACTACGGCAACCTTTCAAAGAATGCCCTAAGCTCATCAGCCTGTAAGCTGCTACTCACCTCACCAAAGACCTACCACTACGTCACCAAGTACGGCAGTCAGGATTCCGATGCCTTCTCGGTAGGCCGCCTCGTACACCTGATGGCTCTAGAGCCTCACCGTGTAGAGGAGTACAAGGTGATTGAGGTGCAAAGCAAGAACGCTAAGGCTTGGCAAGAAGCAAAAGGCGAACGCAACCTATGCACCCGAAAGGAGATGGACGAAGCCCAGCGCATAGCTGATGCTCTGCTGCGCAACGAATACTTCCTGTCAATGATTGAAGGCTGCGAGTTCGAGAAGCCTGCAATCGGATTGATAGAGGGTATGCCCTTCCGTGCAAAAGCAGACATCATTGCAGATGGATTCTTGGTTGACCTAAAGACCACCACCGACCTACGGGCGTTCCCATACTCTGCAAAGAAGTACGGCTACGATGTGCAGGCATTCATCTACACTCGGTTGTTTGGTGTGCCGATTGACAAGTTCTACTTCATCGCTATTGATAAGAGCAGCTTGGATGTGGGTATCTACTCCATCACTCCCGAGTTTGTAGCAGAAGGCGAAAGAAAAACGCTTGAGGCAATAGAATTGTACAAGCAGTTCTTCATCTTGGGTGAGGACTTGGATTCGTACACAATCTTCGGAGAACTATAAGGAGTCGAATTCGACCCCTTTAAAACCAACGAGAAATGAAAA